TCCATTAACATTACAAACAATCATATAATATAATTTATAATGCCATTTAAACGGGTTTTAAGGGGTATAGGAGCGATTATCTCATTCAAGCCTATATGATGGTATAGGCTAATATATAATAATTGATTATAGAGCGTTTAAATCAATTGCCTTATTCTAAGGCATGCTTATAATATATAAAATTATATATTGTTTAGAGTCTAATTATTAAAATTGATATTGATATTCATATATCACATTATATGAAAATGTATAGTGACATACCTTGATATTCTGAGCAAGGGGGGAGGCAGGGGGCAGGGGGTGTGTTTCTATGGGTGCACTACAACTAAATATTTTCTACTAAAAATTATCAATATCAAGAAATGAATTAATAAATTTTGCGGGAGAAAGTCGACTCCCGCGAAGATACATTGAACTTATCTGGAACACCAGAGTCTAATAATTAAATATATATAATAATAAATAATAATATATTAATATTAATAGGAATTTATTTAAGATAAATTCCTTATATATAATAATTAATATATATTAAATATAAATAAACAATGAAAAACTTTAAAGACGAACTTGGTAGGTATAGAACCTTATCACTCTTTTGTGAATTTGACAGCAAGGGGTACGAACAGTATTTCACGTTGTCGAATGAAGATAGGGAGATAGACGGAAAGATATACATCTCGGTGTATAAGAAATACATGGAGTATTTCCACGTGCCAGGACAAGAATACGATTTTGCTAATGAAGTGTTAGGTGGATGGAAGCATTGGTGTAGGCTTTGTGCAAATGCACAGCTTTACAAGGAAATAGCCTTGTGGAGAGAAGAGATGGACATTAAGCTCCGCTCTACAGCCATCAAGAGTTTGATTAACACATCATTTGAAAATAATGCTGCTGGTGCTAATGCTGCTAAATGGCTTGCAGAAAAAGGATATGAACTAAAACGTGGTAGACCATCTAAGGCTGAAAGAGAAGGATATTTGAAACAAGAAGAAAAGCTTAAAGATGTTGTAGATGAGGATTTAGAAAGAGTTGGGTTGACATTGGTAAAATGATAAAGGAATGTAAATGAACATCAACGATAGACTACGCTATAAACATGCTTATGTCAATCCTTCCTCTTCTGGAAGTAATGCTGTTGTAGCTGCTGTGCCTAGTATGAAAATTAAAGTGATAGGTGCTTATGTAGTTGCAGCTGCAACTAACACAGTGAAGTTTATGTCTGCTAGTACAGATATTTCTGCACAAACAGCATTAGCAGCTAATGGTGGCTTCACTCTTCCAATTACAGAGAGAGGAACCCCTTGGTTTGAAACAGTGGCAGGAGAAGCTTTAAATATTAATTTATCTGCTTCCACTCAAGTAGGTGTAACAATTGTTTATTATTTGGAGAAATAATGTTAAGAAATAATATGTGGGTGATGACTCCCGATGGTGTTGGTATTGTATACACTTATAATGAACCTGTTAGTACAATTCATTTAGTGAATGCAGAAGATGGCACTACATTTGCAGAAGTATTTTTTTCTAGTAATCAAGTGCGTCAAGCTACTTATGAGGAAATCCCTGAGTGTCGTAGAGGGGCTAGTAAAGAATGGTTTTATAAACGAGGATATGTATAATGGCTCTATTAGTTCCTGATACAGGTGAGAATTTAGTTCTCGAAATGATAGTAAATAAAACCGCAGCTCAGAATTGGGTGTTGAGGTTGTTTTCATCTAACACCACTCCTGCTGAGGGAGATACGGCGGGTACATACACTGAAGCTACATTCAGTGGATATTCCGCAGCTACTTTAACTGGGGGTTCTTGGGGTGCTGCATCTGGTGGTAGTATTTCGTATGCACAACAAACTTTTACCCATAATGGTGGTGTCACTTCCAATAATATTTATGGATATTATATTACACAAACCACTTCTGGTGTATTGGTGTTAGCTGAACGTGATGGTTCTGCTCCATTTGCTCTTTCAAACAATGGAGATAATGTTAAGATTACTCCTGCAATTACTTGTAGCTAATGGCGAATATTACATTTCAAAAAGTGTATGAATGTGCTGCTGGAGATCATCTAAGGCTTAGTGTCTCTGGTGATGTTCCAGTGCAAGATATTGTCATATACACCCCCGATTTAGCTGGTGGAATATCAGATGAAGAAAAGCAAGTATTTATTAAAGTGTTACTTCGGGTAGCTACAAAAGGGCGTACTCAGCAGCAGATAAAAACAGCATTGACTAATGGATATACAATAACAATATGAGTCAAGTTCTTATCAATGGCAATTGGATTGGTTACCCTTATTATGGGTTTAATTCATCTTCAAATACATTTCTATCAGGTACTACATTAAATGCAGCAGGAGAAGCCATACATTGTATAGGGACGGTTTTTCTTCAAAATCCTTTGGGTGGTAGTAAAACAATATCTGCTGCCGGTGGTGGTTCCATTGTATGGTTAGCAGGTGCTACAACATTTGCTAATGCTGGCACTACTTTCAAAGTGGGAATACAAGACGTTTCCTCCGCTTCAACACCAGCTCAAGGGGATGGTACTTATGATGTAGAAGCAAGTTTTACAGGAGGTGGTGGAGGTATTTCTGCATCTGCTGTAAATACATCAGTAATGACATCAGGGACAAAGACAATAGCACATGGAGATTTAATAGCAATAGCATTCACAATGACTGCTAGAGGAGGAGCGAGTGATTCTATTATTGTGAATTCTATTCAGCAATATATAGATGGTGGCAATAATTCAATGCCCTTGATTACCCAAAATACCGGGGGTAGTTTTGCTAAAGGAGGTGGAGTACTTCCAAATACTTATATTCAATTTGATGATGGTACAATTGGATATATTGGTATTACATCATTTATTCCAGCAAATGGCACTTCACTAGCTTTTAATAGTGGCACAGCTACAGCAGATGAATATGGGAATTATATAAATCCCACTGGATCTTTTTATGCAGTGGGAATTGCCGGAATGGTAAGCCTTGCTTCAACTTCAACAGATTGTGAATTACTATTGTATACTGACCCTTTAGGTACTCCAACAGTAGCTAGAACTATAACAATGGATGGGACTCATGTTTCTACAGGTTTAACAAGAATACAATATCAATTTGCTACTCCTTATTTATTAAAGCCAACGACAGGATATGCAATTTCTATGCGTCCAACAACTGCAAATAATATAACAACATATTTCAGAGATGGGGTATCTCCTACAACTTCTGGAATTGTAGGACCACCAAATACTAATCATTATGCAGTACGAAGATTGGATAATACAGGAGCGTTCTCAGATTATAATGGAGGCACTGCAAAAACACGATTAACTGCATTATGGTTAATGGGAACTTATATTGAACAAGGGGTAAATATGTGTAGTGGACAAGTTGGAGTATATTAATGGCTAATAGCAATCCTCCTAAAAAGAACCAGGCATTTGTCACTTATGTATGTGTGAGGGATGCTACAGATAATTTATCATTAAAATCTACCCCTACTATTGCCGCTGGTGATTTTAAAATAAGTAAGGATGGGGGTGCTTTTGCCAATCTCACTACATTACCAACTAATACACCCGCAAGTACAGTGAGTATTAAGTTAGATTTATCTGCCACAGAAATGAATGCAGATAATGTATTAATTACTTGGATAGATCAAACAAGTACAAAGGAATGGGCTGATGGTTGGCTAGAAATTAATACTACGGCTTAACCATGGATGGTATTTATTTTGGTAGTTATACAGGAGCAGGCACTACTTATACAATAACTCCATCGGGTGGAGTTGTACTAAGTGGTAGTAATGCTCTCATAAAAACCAAAATACATGCTGTTAGTGGTGGAATTAGTCTTACTGGTAGTAATGCTCTTGTAGTAGAAAAGTTTTATGTTATAACCCCAAGTGGTGGAATTGTTTTATCTGGAACAAATCCATTAACTTTAATTAAGAGTTTCACTATCACACCTTCAGGGGGTGTTGTACTAAGTGGTGCTAATGCTCTTACATTACAGAAATATTATTTAATATCCCCTAGCGGGGGAGTGGTGCTGAGTGGTAACAATAATATCACCCCACAATATTATTACACTATTACACCTAGCGGTGGTGTTGTACTAAGTGGTAGTAATACCATCACTTATGCAACAGGAGCAACTACTTATACTATCACCCCAAGTGGGGGTCTAACATTAAGTGGAAGCAATGCTATAACAGCACAATTTTATTATACTATTTCACCATCTGGTGGGGTAGTGCTAAGTGGCTCAGTGCCTTTAGTAGTAGAAAAAAGCTATACAATAACTCCTAGTGGGGGAGTGGTGCTTAGTGGTGCTAATGCTATAACATTGCAGAAGTATTACGTGATAACTCCATCTGGTGGTGTAGTGCTTAGTGGAAGCAATGCTATTACAGCATTCACTCCAAATGCCTATACAATAACTCCATCTGGGGGAATAACTCTTTCAGGGGAAAATTTAGTAATAAAAACGAAAGTAATTATTCCCGATGGGGGAATTACTTTTAGTGGTAGTAATCCAATAACTACTAATTTATTATATTCAAGTACACGCTTACCTTTAGTTGGAGTAGGACAATAAAATGCCATTCATGACAAATGGAAAAAGAAATTATAAAAAAGAAAGATCCTGGGAGAAGGCTAATGGTGATAAACGTGGAAAAGAACGTGCTATGCGAAATAAAGCACGTAGAGAAGCAGGATTAAAGGTAGGGGATAGTAGGGAAGCAGATCATGTAAAACCACTATCTGAAGGTGGTGGTAATGGTAAGAAAAATGTTAGGGTGGTTTCTGCTAAAACTAATGCTAGAAAAGAAGTGTTAAGGAAAAAGAAAGAGGCTAAGAAATGATACAAATTTGGACTTGTTAATATGAAAAATATAATTTTATTACTAACTACTATTTCTTTTATTGGATGTTCTACACCAGCAAAACAAAAACTACATGATAATTTATCAGAAGTAGCTCATGCTGTAGAAGTGCTTAATGATAAATATTGTGCTGAAACAAATGAAGATATGAGAAATATTATACAGACAGGGGTGCGATTTTACTTTCCTGCTTACCCAGATGATGGTTATTGCAACTTAATGGAGATGTTAGATGCCTAATAAACTTACAGCAGTATTTTCTATCCCAGAAGCATTACAAGCAGGAAAGATGGTAACAAACCCTGTAGCTTGGAAACAAGGACAAATAACTGTCAATGTTCTTGTAGGACTCTTGGGTAGTATTATTGCAGTGTTACCTTTATTTGGGTATGTATTGGATATTGATGAAACTACGCTTAATTCTATTGCTGGTGGTGTGTTGGCTGTCTTTGGGGTGTACAATCAAATTGCCACTTCAGCATCCACAGACAAAGTGGGAATTACAGGTAAAGCCAACAATACTGAATCTTGATAGGGAAAATTTTGCAACTTATATACCAAATGCACAAGCATTGGGAATTGAATTAACACTTCATGAAAGATAAATATGATGCGATTCGTGAAGCTGCTGAAGCTAATGTATTAACTTTTGTTAAACTTGTAGCCCCTTATATGCATTTAGGGGCAATACATGAAGAGTTGTTATTGTGGGCAACTAGACAGGAAGGATTAGATAATAAACTAATTCTAATGCCTCGTGACCACCTTAAAAGTAAAATGGCAGCTTTTATAGCTGCATGGTGGCTAACAAAAGATCCAACAGAAACAATTTTATATGTATCTAGTACAGCCTCTCTAGCTGAGAAACAACTAGGACAGATAAAAGGAATATTAGAAAGTGCTACATATCGTAGATATTGGCCGGATATGATTAATGTAGAAGAAGGGAAACGGGCTAGGTGGAATACAGAGGAAATTATAGTAGACCATCCGTTAAGAAAAGCTGAAGGTATTGCCGATCCTTCTATAAAAGCAATAGGTATTACAGGCAGTGTTACAGGATTTCATGCTAGTAAAGTGGTGTTAGATGACTTAGTAACACCACAGAATGCTTATACAGAAGAAGGTAGAGGGAAGGTAGCATCATTATATTCACAACTTGCTTCAATTGAAGGTGCTACGGCTCAAGAATTAGTAGTAGGAACTAGGTATCATCCTAAAGACTTATACAATGATTTAATTGGAATGAAAGAGGTATTCTTTAATTCTGATAATGATGAAGAAGAAATCTTAGTATATGAAGTGTTCCAGAGGGTAGTAGAAATAGATGGTGAATTTTTATGGCCTAGAAGTCAGCGTAAGGATGGTAAATCCTATGGATTTGATGCACAAATCCTAGCTAGGAAAAAGGCTAAATATATTGATAGTAGCCAATTCTATGCTCAATACTATAATGATCCAAATGATCCTGGTAGTCAGGCTATAGATACAGCAAAGTTTCAATATTATGATAGGGCATTATTAAAGAATATTGAAGGCACATGGTTTCTTAGAGATAGAAAATTAAGTGTATTTGCAGCAATTGACTTTGCATTTAGTAGAAGTAAGAAAGCGGATAGTACAGCTATTGTTGTAATAGGTGTTGATTTTCAAAATAACATCTACATATTAGATATTAATAGATTCAAAACTGATAGAATAAAAGAATATTTTGATAATCTATTTACTCTCCATAATAAATGGGGATTTAGAAAACTTAGGGCTGAGGTGACAGTGGCACAACAAGCAATTGTGTCAGAATTAAAGGAAAGTTATATAAAGCCACAAGGACTCTTTATTTCTATAGATGAATATAGACCTTCAAGGCATGAAGGGGATAAAGAAGAACGTATCGCAGCAATGCTGGAACCTAAGTATGAGAATTTACAAATCTGGCATTATAAGGGTGGAAATTGTCAGTTGTTAGAAGAAGAACTTATATTAAGACGACCACCACATGATGATATTAAGGATGCTTTGGCAAATGCAATAGCAATAGCAAAGCCTCCAATACAAAGACAGCAAATGCAAGTAAACAGTAATATTTTATATCACAGTAGATTTGGCGGAATATTATAATGGTTGGATCAGTAGCTACACTCACTAAGATAGCAGATGTTCTAAATAAGAATAATGACCAATTGGCTTTATCTTTGGTAGTGTTGTACATGAATTGGAAATTACAAAGAGATATAAAAGAAGAAGAATGGAAAGAACTTCGTAATTATATTTTTGCTACTGACACTTCATCTACATCAAATAATACATTGCCTTGGAGAAATAGAACCACTATTCCCAAGATTACCCAGATCCGG